GGTTATATAGGTAATACTATACATCCACAACCTAGTGTTAGTAATGCTTTTACATATAGAGGAAGTGATATACAACCACAACAAGATCCAGACCATATTGTTGGTGTTGGTTCGAGACATGAAGGCGGTTTAGGCGACGGTCTTGTAATAATGTATTTTTAATAGGAGAATATAATGCCATTAGCAGGAACAGAACTTCGAATTTGGGAACTAGATCAAAAATATGGTGCTCTCAAAGAACGATTAGAGAGAATGAATATATTTTGGTCAGCTCGACCTACTTCGTGGGACGATGTTAGAATTAATCGGAATGCATTATTAGCAGAAAGCGATTGGACACAATTAGTAGATGCCCAGGCTTCTCTTACAGAAGAACAAAAACAAGAATGGAACGCTTATAGACAAGCACTCCGTGATATGCCAGCAACACATGCAGATATAGAACATGTTGCATTAATTACTTGGCCAGCAGATCCTACAGTGGCAAGTGGACCAGATTCGGGCGGAACACCTCCCCCAGGTGAAGGACCAGCAGACGGTAGTAGTAATACAGGTCAACAATAATTACTATAAATTTTTAAATCATGCCAACATATCGAGTATCCGAATTACGAGATTGTCGTGCCAAATATAAACTAGATTTAGGTATAGATATAAATGCCCCTTCTCATTGGGGTAATTATGAAGAAGCACACAATCCTACACAACAACAATTAATAGAAGCTCATAAAGCAGGCCGAGTTGCTCCTGATAGTTATTTTGTAAAACAAGCAGAAGATCAGGCAATAGGTGAGATAGAAGAAGAAACACAAACCAAACTATCAGAATCAGAAAGCAAATCTATGTTTGCTAAAATGAAACAACTTCGTGAATTACGTATGCCTATTTGTAAAGCATGTGAAAATTATAGACCTTTACTTAAACAATGTAAAGTTTGTCAATGTATAATGCCAGTTAAAACATCGTTTGATTTTTTTCATTGCCCTATAGACAAGTGGTAAGTTACTTTACTAATTCTTTAGCAAAATTACGCATAATAATTGAATCTTTCGAATTGTTGTATATAGTACGAATTTTATCACAATATCCTCTATTTAATAAAATATATTTTGCGCCATAATGTAAAGGCTTTGGTACACAATCTAAACTACACCAGCAGTATCCGCCAGTTTCTTCATTTAATTTTGGATGGAATTCAGTAGGAACAGTAGCAACATACGTATGATATATAAAAGTATCATCCTTACTTGTAAAAGTATGTAACGGATATATTTTACCAATCATTGGTATAAATCCAATTTCTTCGTCTATTTCCCGTAGCAATGCATCAATAGGTTTTTCGCCTTCTTCAGATTTGCCGCCCCAAAACGACCAAGTTTTAGGATGATTACTTGTTGTTGATCTCAATTGTAAACAAATATTTCCGGTTGTATTACTAAGAAAAAAGCATCCACTTGCATGAATCATAAATAAACTCTCCAAAAACCGCCTCTATAAATTCCTTCATATGAATCGATCCATTCTGCACCAGTCCATTCAAATTGTTTACTTGTAGTATTATTAACAACATATTGTGTTGTGCTTGTAGCACTAGAATCAAAAGATACAACCCAAGCACTACCATTAAATTCGATAATATCATTTGTATTACCTGCCGCTGTACCCCATGCTCCGCCACCAGGTACATGATCTAATATTAAATATCTTTGTCCAGTTGCTGCCGCTGGTAAATTAGTACCAGGGCCACTTGTTGTTGGATCTATTATAGCATTAACAGGACTTAATGTACTACCTGGAAGTGTATCTGTATCTAAAGTAATAGTTAATTTATTAATTATTGTAGGATGAAATTCTATAGTACCAATAACATCATTTAATACATTACTAGGATCTGCATCTCGTTTAAATCTTATTTGTGATATACCCGGGCGGGTGAGTCCAAAATCATCTAAATAACTTTTCCAAGATAATATATCTCCTGCATCATTTGTTTCTGCGCCGGTTGGATATAATAATGTAGCTTCATTATTTAAAAATTTAACCTGGTTATTTGTATGTGTAGTAATAACATATTGTGTAGGTGCGCCTGGTACTAAATTTCCATCTCTAAATGAATCTAATTCTGCATCAGACATTTCTTGTAATTTAGATATAATTGTATGTATAATAGTTTGTCTATGAACTTTTGCGGGAGGATTAAGCCATATGGGTGTTAAAAATTGCACTGTAGCAACATCTATTACATCATCTACACCTACAGGAACTTGTCTAATAGACCAATTTACATTTGTCATTTCTGTATATGTTAATGCAGACCAGTCAAATTCGTTATCACTTGTCATAATATTTACAGACGGATTAAACAAAACTAAAAGTTGTTCTATAATTTGTAATTTTTGATCTGTATTAGAAGACCACACATCAACATTAAATGTTAAGTTATATGGCACCGGCATATATCTTTCAATTGTATATGTATCTCCTACTTCCTCTTTATATGTACTAGTTGTATCGTCAAATGCTTTTTCATAAACTTCTACCTTTTCGACATGTTGAGGATATTGGCGCCTCTCCGGCGTAAATGCTAAATCTGTTATATATACCGATAACATAGGTACTACATTCATCATGTTTTCGGAATTTTGTTTCATAACATGTGACGCCATACGAGATGAGTCACCATATCTAACAGGTATTTTTTGAAACAAATCATTACCTGCATCATCTTTTCCCATCTTTACAGAAAATTCACTAAACAATCTTATAAATTGTAAAATGTATCTGCGTATTTGTTCATCATAAAAATATAGCATTATACGTCACTCTTTGGTTTAATAACTTTACTTAAAGGTTGTCTTTCGTTAAATTCTTCACTATCAATAATTGCTGTTTTTGCGTCATTTACAAAACTTTCTGCATTATATGTACGTTCGCTCCAAGTTTTTGTGCCTGGTACATTATCATATAACCTATGCCATTTTGTTCCACGTCTAACAAATAATCTATGTGGACTAAAATCATTTCTTACAAAATAGTCACCCTCATGTGCAGTTGCTGGAAATGCTATACCTTGAGGTATAGTTTCTCCCATGTATTCATCATATGTTGCAGGATCTGATGCTGATTCATAATTAAACAAATGTTCAGTTAACGGTACACCTGTTGGATTATCATCTTCGGCTGACTCTACAATTGCTTCAGAAATATCAAATTCTATAGGAGCAGTTGATAAATCAGCAGCTAATGAATCTGGATCAGCCGCAGGTGAACCATCTGGTCCCGCTTCACTAAATCCAATAATATCTTTGTATTCTTGACTATCGGTTACTGGTGCAGCTTTAACACGCCAAATATGTGGAAACCATGTTTGTGAAAAACCTTCCGCTCCACGTGATGCATCTTGTACAACGTAAAATTTATTAATTGCATCCGCATTTGGATCTAATAATAAGTCGTCTCTTAAATGAGGTAATTCAAATACATCACCTGGCATTAACTTACGACCAAGTTTTTCTACCATATCATTGATATGGAAGTTTATAAAAAGAACATCATTGCTTAAAAATAAGCCAAATTGTGTTAGATCAAAATCATTATCACCTACATTATATACACCACGAAGTTCGTAAATGTCTTGATCATATTTACGATCTCTGGTTTCTAAAAATAGCAAATCTTGTATATCTATTTCTGTAGACCCGCCACTAGCCGTATAGTTTGGTTTAGATGGATCATTTGTGGCACCTTGTTCTTCTGGTCCTAGGTACTTATGTACCAAAAAGGCTGTACCACCTATAAGGAACTGCTCGCGAATAGAATTGTCTATAAAATTAAAATCATTAGACTTATGTTCTCGCCACAATGATAGTCTTGGCATATTGTTTTACCTCTTATACATATTTATCTTGACAAATATTTAAAAATTTATTATTATAGTACTATATAATATATTATGATGATATATAGTAATTATGAGTCCTAAAGTGCTTGGAATTAAAATTCCGAAGAAAAAGCGGAGAACAAGTAAGTCTCAACACCTTGCTTATACCGGCGAAGAACCGGATTGGGAGGTGTTTATGCAAACTAATCCCGATAAAGAAGCAATACATCGCGAACGAACCAGGAGTTATGATTGGTATAATTATTATCATAAAAGTAGTTCATTATTTCGTGACGTAGAAAAATGGATGAAGGATAACAGTTATACAAAGGAAGATATTAAAGCATGGAAAGCAGCTGAGGCATGGCGTACTTCAATGACTGTGGCATCTTCTTGTAAATTACTTAACAATGGCATGCCGGATATTATATTACAACCTTATAATGAAGAAGTAGAACCTAAACCTGTAAGTGATTATATAAAAAAATCACTTAAAGAAGTAATAGAAATAGGTTTTAAACGTTTAGAAGAAAAAACAGAAGAAGTAACAGACTCTAAGGAGAAAGTAGTAGTGTCTATTCAAGAAAGAATGAGGGAAATATCTGCTTTTATGATAGAAGATATAGAATCCTGTGTCGATACATTTCATGATGATATGATAAAATTTAACTTAAAAGAATTCGAGCCTATTACAATATTGCGTCAAAAAGATGCAAAAGCAAATCATGCAAGAATAATAAAAACTTGGTATCAAGCAGATGGTGCCGATTATGAATATCTCGTACATCCTGGCAAGAATAAAAATAATGACCAAGATCAATTAGACGAAGCATATGGACATTTATCAAAAGTAGAAAAAAAGAAGGCAAACGATTTATATAAAAAAATAGTAAGTGCATGTGATATTGTTATTAACGAACAAAAAGTTAGACGTAAGCCTCGCGCCGTTAAAGCAAAGCGAGCAGAAGATGTAATTAAAAATCTTAAATTTCAAATGAGTGATGTTTCTTACGGAATAACATCTGTTCCTCCTGTAGAAATAGTTGGTTCTGTTTTAACTGTAATTTTTAATACAAAAACACGTAAGATAGGATTATATATTGCAGAAGATTCTAGTGGATTATCAGTTAAAGGAACAACAATATATGGCTATAATGAAGAAATATCTGTACAAAAGACTTTACGTAAACCAAAAGATCAGTTAAAATTATTTAATGTTGCTAAAACAAAACTAGTAAAAGAGTTCGAATCTTTAAAGACAGCAGATACTAAATTGAATGGTAGAACAAACGAACATTGTATTATACTTAGGTGTTTCAAATAAATACAACTATAGGAGTATAATATATGGCAGCTAGAGACGATTTAACAAAAGAAATAGAACTCAGGTTAGGCGGAGGAATGGTCGATGTTGAACTAGATCCAGAGCACTATAATTTAGCAATAGATAAAAGTTTAGAAAAATATCGACAACGAAGTGAAAATGCTGTTGAAGAAAGTTTTCTTGTTTTACAATTAAAACTTGATTTAAATGAATATACATTACCTTCAGAAGTTATAGAAGTAAGACAAATTTATCGTAGAGCAGGAACAAGTATATCTAGCGGAGTTGATATTGAACCATTTGAAGCTGCATATTTAAATACATATCTACTACATAGTGGTCGAGCGGGAGGCATGGGCGTATATGATGCACTTGCACAACATGTAGAAACATTAGGTAGATTATTTGGTGCATATTATAATTTTACATGGAATACAGTTTCTAAAAAATTGACTATTCATAGAAAAATTAAAGCAGTAGATGATGTTATACTTCATGTATATAATTTTAGGCCAGCGGATAATTTATTAATAGATGAATATGCCAGACCATGGCTTAAAGACTACGCATTAGCACAATCAAAATTAATGCTTTCAGAAGCAAGAGGTAAATTTGCTCAAATTGCTGGCCCCCAAGGCGGAACATCATTAAATGCAGAAACTTTAAGAACAGACGCCCAAGCAGAAATAGACAGACTTGAACAAGAACTAACACTTTATAGTGAGGGTGGCACACCAGCGACATTTGTTATAGGATAATATGATAATAGGCCTTTGTGGATTTGCAGGCTCAGGGAAAGGAACTCTTGCCGATATTTTGGTAGAGAATCACAACTTTCGTAAAATCAGTTTTGCAACTAAATTAAAAGATGTAGCATCTGTTATGTTCGGATGGGATCGTGATCTGTTGGAAGGTATTACAGACGAAAGTCGCGCATGGCGTGAAGAAATAGACGAATATTGGAGCAACGAGTTAGAACAAGAAGTTACTCCCCGTATAGTATTACAAATATTTGGTACGGATTGTGTTCGTAA